AGCGGGACGAGGAGCCACCGGCAGATATGAGCGCGGCAACCTCCAAAGTGCTGGGAGAAGTCCATGCGCACTCTGACGGAACCGAGATTGACCTATTTGGGCAAACAGAAGTGATCCGGCAATACTTGAACGCCGTCCAGGCTAAAAAGGACGCGGAATCCGCTGTTACCATGTATGGGAACATCCTAAAGCAGTACCTTGGGGACGCGGAGCGGGGCAAAGCAGACGGATACACGGTAACCTGGAAGACTCAGACCAGAGGCGCCTTTGACATCAACCGTTTTGCCAAAGAGCATCCGGAACTCAATCTGGAAGACTACTACAAGACTATAATATACCGTAATTTTACAGTAAAGGAGAATTAACATGACAGAAGGAATTATTAGCAAGGCGAATGAGCAGAGAGACATTGCCGCCGGCAAGAAGCCCCAGAGCATCCGGCAGCTGATTAAGAGCATGGAGGGCGAGATTGCCAAGGCGCTTCCCTCTGTGCTGACACCGGAGCGTTTCACCCGCATTACCCTCTCCGCTCTGAGCACCAACCAGAAGCTTGCGGAGTGCACACCTAACAGCTTTCTGGCAGCTATGATGACGGCAGCACAGTTGGGCGTAGAACCCAACACACCGCTTGGGCAAGCCTACCTGATCCCATACAAGGGTCAATGCCAGTTCCAGCTTGGCTACAAGGGCATGATCGACCTGGCATACCGGTCAGGCGAGGTAAAAATGATCCAGGCGCACACCGTCTACGAGAACGACGATTTTGACTATGAGCTTGGGCTGGAACCGAAGCTTCACCATGTCCCGGCAAAGAAAGATCGGGGCGCACCGGAGTATTTTTACGCTGTCTTCCACACCAAGGACGGCGGTTACGGCTTTGAGGTCATGAGCCTCGATGACATCCAGACCCACGCAAAAAAATACAGCAAATCCTACAACAACGGCCCCTGGCAAACCAATTTTGAGGAAATGGCAAAAAAGACCGTCCTCAAACGTGCGCTGAAATATGCCCCTCTGAAATCCGACTTTGTCAAAGCACTGTCTGCGGATGAGACGATCAAAGCCTCCATCTCTGACGATATGTTTTCAGAGCCGGATGTGACCATAGTAGACTCCGAGACCGGCGAGGTATTGAGCGAAGGCGAGGCGACCAATGCTTAACAAGATCGTGCTGCAAGGCCGTCTGACCCGTGACCCGGAACTCAGACGGACGAACGGAGGGACGGCCGTAGCATCTTTTACCCTGGCCGTTGACCGGGATTTTAAGAGCCAGGGCGGCGAGAGGGAGACCGACTTCGTTGATATCGTGGCCTGGAGAAATACGGCTGAATTTGTCTCCAAGTACTTTCCGAAAGGCCGTATGGCTGTAGTTTTCGGGCGGCTCCAGGTCAGGAGCTATCAGGACAAGGACGGCAACAAGCGCAAAGCCGTGGAGGTAGTCGCAGACAACGTGTATTTCTGCGGCGATAAGCCGCAGAGCAGGACGGAGACAGACACGGCGCCGGTAGCTCTGGAGGAATTTGACGATGATGAAGGGTTGCCGTGGCTCTAAGTATCACGCCCACCCGGTGGACTGGCACGGTGAACACTTCGACAGCAAAAAAGAGTTTGAACGCTATGCGGCTCTGAGTCTCCTGGAGCGGGATGGAAACATACAGAACCTCAGACGGCAAGTAAAATACGTATTGATACCGGCACAGAGAGAGCCGGACACCAAAGGCCCCAGGGGTGGAACCGTAAAGGGGAAGCTCCTGGAGCGAGAGTGCAGCTACAAAGCAGATTTTGTCTACGACATGGGCGGCGAAACCATCGTGGAGGATGTAAAGGGAGTGAGAACAGAAGCCTACCGAATCAAGAAGAAGCTGATGCTTGAGCGGTACGGCATAAGAATTAAAGAAACCTAATGGGGGAGGTAAAACAATGAGCAGAGAGTATACCGCCGTTCCCCACGAATACCTGGAGGAGATGGATTGTCTCTCGGACGCTGAGTTTGGACGACTTATGAGGGCATTGCTGTATTACAGCATGACCGGGGAGGAAAAAGAACTTAGCGGCTGTGAGAAAGCACATTGGAAACGGGTACGAAATCGGGAAAATAGGTACCAAGTAAGCTTTGGAGAACAAGAAAAGGCCAAAGTCGAGAGGGCTCAGAGAGCTGCTAATGCACGTTGGAGCAAAAACACTGATGCTTACGCATGCACAAGCAATGCTAACGATGCTTACGCATGCACAAGCATTTTAAGCAATTCTAAAAATGCCAATACCAATACCGATACCAAAGCCAATACCAAAGCCAATACCAAAGCCAAAGACATATTTGCGGCATTCGCCGCCGGGGATGTGGATTTGTTGGAATCTTTGCGAGCCTTTGAGGCGATGAGACGGGACATAAAGGCTCCGATGAAGACCGATAGGGCGAAAACTATGCTCTGCAATCGCTTACAAGAGCTGTCAAACGGAGACCATGCCGCTATGATCGCTATGCTGAACGAGGCTGTCCTGCACGACTGGAAGAACGTGTACCCGCCGAAGGTGGAGCGGGAGGTAAAGGCTACATGTGTCTACCCGGAACAGGAGCAGAAGCTAGCGATTGACGGTATGAAACGGCTGCGTGCAGAGCTGAAAGGAGAAAGCTAAAAATGGCAAAAGGAAAGCGATACAAGCAGCCCATGATACGCCGGACAGGTGGCGGCTACATCGTCACCCGCCAGGTGTGCAGCGAGAACGAGAAGCGTTTTGACCGGAATTTCACCAGGCAATTCTGTGAGGACGCTGCTATTCTGGCAGTCCACAAGACCTTTGGTGCCGGTGAGAAGCGCATCCGGGACTTTAGGATGTAGCACTTGCTATTTTGAGCGATGTACCGGACATAGACGCTGCCCCCGGTGGTGCATGGGCATTGGACGTGTTTTGAAACAGATGCATACGCCGGGGTGGACGATGATGGAAATCCGGTATGGTGGCCACGACGCTATTTCTGCCACAAAAAAATGCGGCAGGAGGTCAGCCGTTGCGGAGAAATATTGCCCACGTTGCGGGGACATAATGGATTTGGCGGGATTGCCTTTGAATTCCCCACCGACGACCCGGATGCCCGGAGAGCCGAAACGCCATTGAGGGCGTGATCGTCCATCACCAGCCCAAAAATGTCTATTACCGAGATGCATACACCGGAGAGAGTGTGCAGCCGGACTGCGTCAGCGCAGACGGCAAGACCGGCGTGCGAACCGCAACAGGCGCTGTTGCTGACTGCCAAAAGTGCAAGTACAATCAGTTCGGCTCTGCCGAGTCCGGCCAGGGGAAGGCCTGCCAGAACCGCATGGATCTGTACATTCTGACCGAGGATTCTATGTTCCCGGTGATCCTGAATCTGCCTGCAACCTCCCTGAAAGCTTTTAAGGAGTATCTGGCCAAGCGGGTCGTTTTCCAAAAGAAGAAGCTCTGCGAGGTGGAAGACTTATGATTTTTGTTGCAGTTTTTATATTCTTGCAGCAGTTGTAGACATTTTGCTATTTAAGGCAACTGGGAACGTTGCGTACAGTATTATTGCCTTGCTTTGCATTAATTTTGCTGTAATTAGTGCAATTTTTGCAAATAAATAACGGAGGGATAACATGAGAAATGTGAAGTGTAAAAACTACTCCCAGCCAATGACCAACAGGGATATGCTTGCATCCTGTACAAACGCAGAGTTAGCCACATGGGTAGCATGCCCGTATGATAGACCAAGCGACTGCAAATTCATTGCAGCGTGCGTAGAATGCGAGGAAGTCTTACAAGAATGCGCAAGCAAGAGAGGCACCGAGGAATGCCCAGGGAGCAGAGCTTGCTTACAGTGCGTTGTGGAGTGGCTAGAATCTCCATACGAGAACCCACGCGCAGAACAGGCAGATGAGTAAACCACACTACAGATGGTGGGGCTATGCCCTGCAAGTCACAAAGCACTATGGAGACGGCACCAACAGCAACCGAGAGGAAACGGCTGTAGCCGATGCCATAGAGGAGACAACACGGGGCGACAATGGGGCTGACCGAGTGATGCTAGTAGCGCTCAGCACATGGAGACGCACACACACGATAGAGGGAGCGGCTATGGTGGTGCATGTGAGCTTCCGGACGGCTCAAAGGTGGAGAGCCGATTTTATAAAACTTGTCGGAAAATATTTAGGATTATAAAATTGGCGTAAAAAAGCCATCAATATGTGGTAAAACTGGAGTATCAGGGTGGCAAGCTGCTGATACTCCTTTTATTTTTCTCCCCCGCCATGCCCGGAGGCGGCAATATCCGGGCGCATACGGCGCTGAACCGCTCCGGTTTGAAAAGATTGGAAATTTTTCAAACCGGGTTCGATTCCTGGCAACGACCCTCCAAAGCCTGGGAGTGGTGAGACCGGCACAGTAGACACCGGTAGGGTGGGACTGGGGTACACAAGCACAGAGCTAGGGGGAGAAACCATGATAGACGAGAACGGCGTGAACCTGAATACCGGAGAAACCTACGACCAGTTTGTGGAGAAGTTTAAGCCAAAGAAAACCACAGACGACTGTTACACACCTCCAGAGGTCTATAAGGTCATTAAAGACTGGGCGTGTTCTGAATATGGAATTGACCCTGCTTCTATTGTAAGGCCGTTCTACCCGGGCGGTGATTATGAACACTTTGACTATCCGGATGGCTGTACGGTGCTGGACAACCCGCCCTTCTCTATTCTGTCCAAGATATGCGGATTCTATTTAGACCATAATATCAAGTTCTTTCTGTTCGCCCCGACTCTGACGTGCTTTTCCGGCAGGGCAAACAATATGCGAATGAACCACATTATATGCGACTGTGGCATTGTTTACGACAACGGTGCATTAGTACAGACATCATTTGTTACAAGCTACGGCGGCGATGTTATATCGCAGACGGCTCCGGAACTGACCCGGCGGGTGAACGGGGTTGTAGAGCGACTGAGAAAAAAGGTAGCACAACTGCCAAAATACTGCTACCCAGACCGCATTGTTACAGCTGCAATGATGCAGAGGTTGAGTAAATACGGCGTAGAATTTTCCGTGAAACGCCAGGACTGCACACCGATTTATACAATGGACGCTCAAAGAGAGCACAAGAAAGCTATCTTCGGTGGCGGCCTTCTGCTGTCCGATAGAGCAGCAGCAGAGAGAGCGGCAGCAGAGAGAGCGGCAGCAGAGAGAGCGGCGGTGCACGTCTGGGAGCTGTCAGAGCGCGAAATGGAGATTGTGCGTGGGATGAATAGCAATGATTAGAAAATACAGAATCCGCGGCGACTATGTTTGGACATACAAGAAAAACGGCAGACAGATTCCAGCGAGCAGCCTTAAAAACGCGATTCTTGGCATTGCTTCTCCGAGCTGGCTCTACATAATTGAGGCGGCTGGCGGAATTTCTGAGCTGGAAGAAGTCAGGGGATGGCGCAAGTTCCTGCCGTGAGTATCGACAAGCGTATGATTAACGATTGCGTTGAGGCGCTCAAGACCAGAGAGCGGACAGATTTCAACATCTATCGCGGAGCGGACATGCTGAGATCAGGCGTGGAGCTTCCACAGCCAGGTGAGGCACTGCGCATGATTAGCTACGCAGGAGGTTTCTCCAGCTGCTCTGTGGTTCTCTGGATTGGGGCGCAAACCAAAATTGACAGGCTTGACATATCCACACTGCGGGTGGGCAAGAAAGAGGCTATCGCCCTGGCTGGGCTAAAAGCTGAGGGAAAGCTGGGTCAGGTAACATTTATCTTGTCTGGCATCGCCAAGGAGAATAGACGCAGTGGCAAGGACTACGGCTACACCGAGTTTTTTGAGGACATCTGCCGGCAGAACGGTTTCTGGTGGCGGTATGAGAAGAACCACAGCAAGGTGATTCTGCTGGATACGGAGATTGGGAAATTCTGCATCGAGACATCGAGCAATTTTAACGAGAATCCGAAAATTGAGCAATTCTGTATCACAAGAGATGATGCGATTTACGATTTTTACAAAAATGGGCTGTTTAAAGACGGCTGACAATGAGAGATGGTGAGAATGGCACGAACATTTATCGAAATCGAAAAGGAAAAATTTGAGGAAATGTGCCGTGCACATTGCAAGCTGGTAGAAATTGCAGATGCTTTTTGCTGTGACAGGCAAACAGTATCAAGATGGTGCAAACGAACCTATAAACTTGAATATGATACGATTTCCCGGCGATTGAGGGCAGAAGGAAACTATAGCTTACGACAAGCGCAAATGTTTACAGCTGTGACGATGAAGAACCCACAGATGCAACGGTGGCTGGGTATGAACTGGCTGGGGCAGAGCGAGAACCCGAAAGACGAAGACACGAATGCGACAGACTGTGGCCTATTTGAGATTCCTGCCCGGCTGATTGCTGCCCCATACCTTGACATCCACCTTGACATATCGGAGCATGGACACACCGAGTACGTCCAGGAAGGCGGCAGAGGCTCCGCAAAGTCCTCCTTCATATCGCTTGAGATAGTTGCACTAATCAAAAATAACCCGCAAATGCACGCAGTAGTTGCCCGGAAGGTTGGGAACACACTGCGGGATTCCGTCTATTCTCAGGTCGTGTGGGCTATTGACGCTCTGGGGCTGGTTTCTGAGTTTGAGTGCAAGGTGTCACCAATGGAGATCACCTACAAGGCCACAGGCCAGAAGATTTATTTCCGCGGCGCTGACGACCCTATCAAGCTTAAGTCCATCAAGCCACCTTTTGGCTATATCGGAATCCTCTGGTTAGAGGAATTAGATCAATTCGGCGGTGACGAAGAATGTCGAAGCATCCAGCAATCCGTCATTCGTGGTGGTGACGAGGCGTACATCTTCAAAAGCTTCAACCCGCCCAGGGCTAAGAACAACTGGGCAAATAAATACATTATGCAGCCGAAAGAGAGCCGCCTAGTGACACATACGACCTATTTGCAGGTTCCGGCAAAATGGCTAGGCAAGGCTTTTTTGGACGAGGCTGAATATCTCAAGGAGATAAACCCGGCGGCGTATGCGCATGAATATCTAGGCGTTGCAAATGGAAACGGCGGCATGGTGTTTGAAAATCTGGCGGCTGAGGCCATTGCAGACGATCAGCTTTCCACATTTGACCGCATCTATAACGGCGTTGACTGGGGCTATTTCCCAGACCCATGGGCATTTAATCGTGTTTGCTTCGACGCTGCCCGGCGGGTACTATACGTGTTTGATGAGCTGACAGCAAACAAGCTGGGCAACCAGGACACAGCTCAGATGCTCCTTGACCACGGCCTGACGCGAGAGGACAAAATTACAGCGGACAGCGCGGAACCAAAATCAGTGGCAGACTATAACAAGATGGGGCTCAAGTGCTTCGGGGCGAAAAAAGGCCCCGGAAGCGTGGAATACTCCATGAAGTGGCTCCAGAGCCTTGTGAAAATCGTGGTTGACCCGGCACGATGCCCGGAGACGTTCCGGGAACTGAGCGGCTATGAATACGAGCGCACCAAGGATGGAGAAATCATAAGCGGCTATCCGGACAAGGATAACCACCACATTGACGCTATCCGGTACGCGACGGAACAAATCTGGAAGCGACCTGGAAGGTAGGTGAGAGACGATAAAGACATATCAGGACTTAGAGGCGATAATGGGAAGTCCAGACGGCACAGCAACCTTCGTGCAAGCCGCCATCCGGGAGCACCTACAGAGTGAGGCGTACAGTATCGCCTCTAATGCGGAGCTGTATTACTCAAAGCGGAACCCAACTATTACCAAGTACCAGAAGTTCCTATACTCGGCGAACGGCAAAGCACAGCCTGACCTCTACAGTGCCAACTACAAGACCAAGAGCCTGTTTTTCCGGAAGCTTGTGACACAGCAAGCGTCTTATGTGCTGTCCAACGGCATTACCTTCTCCAAGCCGAAAACCGAGAAGCAGCTTGGAACAGACTTCGATCAGCGTATCATGGAGGCTGCAAGAAAAGCCCTTGTAGATGGCGTGGCGTTCCTGTTCTGGAACAACGACCACGTTGAGGTTTTCGGCTACTGCGACACTTCTATTTCCCCTGGCTTTGCCCCGCTGTTTGACGCTGAGACAAACAAGCTTCGGGCTGGCATCCGCTACTGGACATCTGGAAGCGGAAGTGAACAGAGAACAACGGCTGTGCTGTACGACGAATTAGGTTACACCAAGTTCCGGAGTGATTCCAACGGGCATATGGAGCTAGTGGAGGAGCAGAGGCCGTATTTGACTAGCCGCCATGTGCTGGGGAATGGCATGGTGGACAGCGTGGACTATGGGAGCTATCCAGGATTTCCAATTATCCCGGTCTACGCCAACGACTTGAAAGAATCTGAGCTAGTCGGGCTGAGAGAATCCATCGACTGCTACGACTTCATAAAAAACGGCCTGGCGAACGACATCGACGATTCTGCCGGACTCTACTGGACTATCCAGAACTCCGGTGGTTTTGACGATGTGGATTTTGCGAAATTCCTTGACCGGATGCGTACCGTCAAGGCGGCAACTGTAGAGGACAGCGACGCAGAGATTCAGGCACACACGCTGGAGATTCCCACGGCCGACCGGAAGGTAATGCTAGACCAGCTGGAGCACGACATCTACAGAGATGCTATGCTCTTGAATGTGGACAACATTTCCGCTGGCAATATCACAGCAACGGCGATCAGAGCAGCATATCAGGCGCAGGACGACAAATGCGGACATTTTGAAGCCTGTATCACCGACGCTATCCTCCAACTGCTGGCGCTTATTGGTGTGGAGGACTACCCGAAGTACAAATGGAACCGCATCGCCAACCAGACCGAGGAAACCAACATGGTAATGACGGCAAGCACAGTCCTGGGAGACCGCCTGACGCTTGAGAAGCTGCCGTTCCTGACCCCGGAGGAAGTGGAAGAACGGCTAAAGGAAATAGCAGGTGAAGACCTGACAAGGCTTACAAGGGGGAACCAAAGTATCCCTGACGAGCCGGAGGAAGACGAACAGGAGGCGGTAGAAGATGGCAACATTAACGATTAAAGCATTTATCGCATGCGTAACGCTCCTGGCCATTTCTGCCATTGAGAGGCGGCCTAAACATTGAGCGACCCTGCACACGAATGGACTGACCAAGAGCTTGCTAAGCTGGAAAAGCGTATTGCTGAGGTGTACAAGGAAGCCGCTGAGGACATGGGCAAGACAGCCAGGGAGTATTTTGAGAAGTTTACACAGCGTGAAGCTGAACAGAAAAAGCTGATCGGCACCGTGGTAAACGGCAAGGAGTACACCGAAGAAGACTTCGCTCAGTGGCGGCTGACCCAGGAAGGCAGAGGGAAACGCTTTGAGGCTATGCGGGACAAGCTGGCAGAGAGGGCGACACAAGCTAATGAGGTGGCTATGAGCTACGTCAACGGTGACATGGCGAAAATCTACGCCATGAATCAGGGCTACACCATCGAGGACGCTATAAAGCAGACCAATGGGGCTATTGGGACAGACTGGACCATCTACAACGAGGACGCTGTGAAACGGCTCGTGGTGGAACAGCCTGACCTAATGCCGCACTATCCGGAGTCCAAAGCTGTAGAGCGTGGGATTGATTTGGCCTACGGCAAAAAGCAAATCACCAAGCAGGTGACACAAGGAATCCTACAGGGCAAAAGCTCTAAGGGCATTGCCGCTAGCTTAATGCGGAACATCCCAGATATGGGCAGAGTAAGTGCCGTGAGAGCGGCCAGAACAGCGGTAACCGAAGCAGAAAACGCAGGGCGGCAAGCAGCTGCCGAACAGCTTGCAGAAAAGGGCGTTGTATCGCAGAAACGCTGGAGATGCACCCATGACAGTCGTACAAGAGACTGGCACGCAGAAGCGGACGACCAAGTTGTTGACATGGACGAACCGTTTGAGGTTGGTGGTGAGCAGCTAATGTACCCCGGCGATGGTAGCCTTGGGGCAAGCGGTTGGAACTTATATAACTGCCGGTGCTCCAGACAGCTCATAGTGACCGGGTTTAAATCCATCCTAACTGAAGAACAGCGCAAGGCGGCGAACATAAGGCGGGTGAAATAGTGAGCACACAGACGTTTTCCGTCAATGGCATGACCTGGGAATTCGAGGACAATTCCGGGGAGATTTTGGAAGCCTTTAAAAATGCAGTCCAGAGAGCCGCAGAAGCAATCGGCGAAACCGCTGTGAACCATGCCCAAGACGAGTTAGACGAGCAAGGCGCTGTCGACACCGGAAGACTGAAAAACAGCATCTCATACACGGTAAGAGAGGAATGAGGTGGGGCAAATGAGCGTTGTAGTCTACATCGGAACAAATGTGGAGTATGGCGGGTATTAGCTAAGTGGAATTTGGAACAGGCAAATATGCAACCACAGGCGGCGGAACCACAAAAGACAGCTGGGTGTATCAGGACGAGCTAGGCGACTGGCACCGAGCATATCCGCAGAAACCGAGGCCATACATCAAACCAGCTGCCGCAGACCATGGGAGCGAATACCGGAGCATATTGGAGGAATCAATGAAGAATGTATGAAGACAACAATATGGGCGTAGAACAAGAAGCCACTGCGAACCCTACCGCCGAAGACCTCTACAATGCGTGTATGGTTACCGTTGAGGCCATAAAAGACGCTGTGGAAACGATTGTCGAAGCGTTTAAAACAGCCCTTGATATTGCTAATGACACAATCGACCTTATGCTCACATGGCACGGCAGGAAGCGCCGTAAAAGGCCACCAAAAAGCATTGCGCTAAAGGCCCAACACTTTTTTAAGAAACAGAGGGTGCACAGATGCCGGAACAACTGTTGATTGATGGTTCTCTCGTTAAAACTGGAACTTTCTATGGATATCACCCAAACGCATTTTTGCAGTTGGTAGACAAAATCCTTTCCAAAGGTGACCGGGTAGAGCTGATACCCGTTAAGAACGGTGTAAAGGTTATGCGAGTGAGGCGGGAAGAAATCAAAAATGGCTGATACATCTATTACCGTCAATGTTTCCACAAAGCTGGAGGTTGACCAAAGAACAGCGGAAACCTGCCTGCGGCTGGTGGAGGCGTACATAAATCGGCACAGGAACATTGGCATTGCGTGCGAACCGTATGAAAACGGGGAGTATCGCCTAAGATTCAATAAAATCCGATAAATCCCGTTCCTAAGCGTTGGGGCGGAAGAACCGAGCGTGGTTTTGTGAGCGACATAAATGTCGCCCGCAAACCACGCTTTTTGCTTTGACAAACACCGCGAGGAACAGCGGTTTTTATACAACGTTCGCCCCAAGGAACCGGGGGCAAGGGAAAGGAAGAACGATATGGCATTGACACGCAAGATGCTCAAAGCAATGGGCATCGAGGAAGAAAAGATTGACCAGATCATAGAGGCACACACGGAGACTGTGGACGGCCTCAAAGCGGATGTGCAGAAGTACAAGGGCGACGCTGAAAAGTTGCCTACCGTCCAAAAGGAATTGGACGACCTTAAAGCCGCCTCTAATGACGGCTGGGAGGCCAAGGCCAAAGAGTGGGAAAGGAAATACACCGACTTGGTGGCCGAAAACCAAAATCGGGAGACCCATGCGGCGAAGGAAAACGCCTATCGGGAACTCCTGAGAGCTGCCGGAGTGAGTGAGAAGCGCCTGAACTCTGTGCTCAGACTGTGCGACGTGGACAGCGTGGAGCTGGTAAACGGCAAGATCAAGGGAGCCGAGGAGCTGTCCAAGAGCATCAAGAGCGAGTGGAGCGATTTTATCGTGACCACCGAGACCACCGGAGTGCAGACCGAGAATCCCCCGGCGAACACAGGCGGACGCGCTGCGTTTGAAGCAATGTCCCTGACAGACAAGATGCGCTACGCCAACGAACACCCCACGGAAGCCGCTGAGTGGCTTAAGGGGTAATGAAGAAAGGAGACCTATATGGCTGAAATTTTTAATAGCAAGTATTTCAACGCCGATGTTTTCGGCAAGTACCTAGAGACCGTCCCCAGAATCAAGCAGAATGCTCTGCTCAAGTCTGGCGTACTGAGAACCCGCTCTGACCTTAAGACCATGCTGGCAGAGCAGACCGGTGGAAACTTTGTGACCGTGCCCATGACTGGCCTGATCGGCGGCGACGCACTCAACTACGACGGCTCCACCGACATCACCGCCGACGGAATCGGCACCTATCTCCAGTCCATGATCGTCACCGGACGCGCTAAGGCATGGCAGGAGAAGGATTTTACCCAGGACATCACCGGCAAGGACTTCATGGCGGAAATCGCTAACCAGGTGGCGAACTACTGGGACGATGTGGACGAAGCTACCCTGCTGTCCGTTATCAAGGGCATTTTCAACATGACCGGCAGTGACGGTTTTGCGGAGAAGCACACCCTGGATATCACCGGTGAGGATAACCCCAATGTGGGCGCAACCACCCTGAACACTGCTATTCAAAAGGCCGTTGGTGATAACAAAAACATTTTTACCCTGGCTATCGTGAACAGCGCAGTTGCTACCAATTTGGAGAATCTGGAGCTGCTGGAGTATCGCAAGCAGACCGACGCGAACGGCATCCAGCGGAGCCTTGCACTGGCAGATTGGAACGGCAGAACCGTCCTGGTGGACGACGACCTGACCGCCGAGACCGGAGACGACGGCACTACCTACACCACCTATCTGCTGGGTGCTGGTGCTATCGACTACTGCGACTGTGGCGCACGTGTGGCCTCTGAGATGTGGCGTGACCCCAAGTCCGCAGGTGGCGTGGAGTGGCTGATTACCCGACAGCGCAAGCTGTTTGCACCCCGTGGCATCTCCTTCGTGATGCCCAAGACTGCGATTATCTCCCCCACCAATGCCCAGCTGGAGGACGGCAAGAACTGGACTCTCGTCAAGGATTCCAGCGGCGGCACCTACTACAACCACAAGAGCATCCCCATCGCCCGGATTATCTCCAAGGGCTAACCAGCACAGGAGGACTGCGGAATGTTAGCTAGCGTACTTTCCTATCTTAAAAATTATTTCGTAGCCCCAAGCGGCATCCATGATGGAACCTACACCGTGGAGGACGGCGGCATTGAGCTGCCGTTCCTCCAGCAGGGACAGTATTTCCGCATTATTGGGAGCGTTTTTAACGACGGTGTATACCTTTACCCGGCGAACGAGCTGACCCCAGAGACCTTTGACGGCTCTATCTGGGCGCTTGCAATCCCAAGAGATGTTGTATCCCTGACCGAGGAAATGAGTGCATGGGAGACCAAAAACGGAACAGGTGGAGCCTATCAAAGCGAGAGTTTTGCAGGCTACACATACACGAGGGCGACTAACAGCAACGGCGAAGCCGTGACGGTCTGGGACGCTTATAAAAAGCGCCTTGCGCCCTACAAGCGCCCCAAAGATGTGTCGATGGTGGAGGCTACCAGGCTCAGAACCCCGGAGCCGTCCCCCTACAACCCCTATCCATGGAGGTGAGGAAGTGCTGATCGAAGAATGGAAAGAACCTTGCACGCTCCTGGAGAAGCGCAGAGACCCGGACGGAGAGGGCGGCTTCTTGGTACATTGGGTGGACGGAACCACCTTTGACGCGGCTATCAATTTCCTGTCCAGTACACAGGCAAAAATCGCAGAGGCCCAGGGCGTTACCTCCCTCTATGAGGTGTTTGCACCAAAGGATATCAAGCTGGATTATCACGATGTGTTCCGGCGGGAGAGTGACGGCCAGATTTTCCGGATCACCACCCATGCCGGAGACGTGGAGACCCCAACGAGTGCAACCTTTAGCTTTGCCAAATCCAGCGCAGAGAGGTGGGCACTGACCAATGACTAAGGCGGCAGCCCTCTATCAATTTTTTTCAAGCTTTGGCATGACAGCCTATGCATCCACGGCTGTTCCAGAGGATGTGGTTTTTCCATATCTCACCTACGAGCTGATAACAAGCGCCTGGGAAGGCGGAGAAGTGGGGCTGACCGTGAACCTATGGTTTTACACGGAGAGTGAGGCCACGCCAAACAAGAAGGCTCAGGAGCTTTCTGAGGCTATTGGCATCGGTGGAAAGCTCCTGAAATGCGACGAAGGCTATATCTGGCTCAAGCGCGGGTCTCCATGGTGTCAAAGCCTGACGGATGATACAAGCCCAACTATTAAGCGGCGGTACATCAATGTGACCGCCGAATATCTCACCCTGAATTAAGGAGGAAAACACATGAGCAGAACATTCACGAAAATGAGCGCCGACGCATTTGTCGGGATGCAGATGGACGTTGGCGTTGTACTCAATACGTTCAACCCAACAAAACCCGGTATCGCCGATGGCGCGATTCTTTACGCGACTTCCGGGGGCAACACCGTGTCCTGCAAGCCTACGATTTCCGATATGGGCAGTGACGTGGACAACTGCCCGGAGAACACCAAGGAGCTGGCGCACATTGACGGATATGAGTGCAAGATGTCCCACACAGCACTGGAAATGACCGCGGAAGCTGTACGGCGCGTCGTTGGCGCTGCCGATATTACAAACAGTGACGGCGTGTCCAAGATCGTCCCCAGAATGGAGCTGAAAGACACAGATTTCGCAGACCTCTGGTGGGTGGGCGACCTTGTAGGCGGTGGAATGGCTGCTGTGCGTATCAAAAACGCACTTTCCACCGGCGGCCTAAGCCTCAAGACCACAAAGAACGGCAAAGGTCAGATCACAGTGGAGTACACCGGTTTTATGACCATCTCCGACGTGGACGATGTACCCATGGAATTCTACGTTTCTACAGACGAAGTGGAGGCTGCATAAATGAAGCTTTCCGATTTTTCGTCCGAGAAAGGCTTTGAGGTGCTCTGCGAGATCACCCCGGCGATTGAGAGCATCGCAAAAGATGAAGAAGTCGTCGAGATTCTGAACCGCTCCGTTGACAAGAGTTCTATGACTGTGGGCGCTATGTGGGCGCTGCTGGTGGAACGCGTTTCCGCGTTTATTCCGGCCATTCTCAAGACGCACAGAAACGACGTGTATACCGTCCTGTCTGCTGTAAATGAGGTGAGCGTCGAGGACATTAAGGCGCAGAACATCATGGGCACACTGGAGCAGGTAAAAGAACTTATCCAGGATGAGGAGTTTGTGCGTTTTTTCAAATCGTTACGGCGGCAGGGAAAGACCGAGTAATACAAGCCCTGGTTTCCATGCCAAGGATGAGTGTGAAAGTGTATATTGTCACCCTCCCATCTATCGTCAAGCGAGATGTCGAGGGTGAAATATACAGGCAGTACATTACAGAAGGTATAAAAATGCTGACCGAGAACACCGCACGATACGGCGGTACTTACATGCAAATCAGCTACAACGATTTTATCCACCCGAAACCAGCAGACAACCGTACGAGTGAAGAAATTATCGAACACGTGAAGCGCAAAGTAAACGAAGTAGGAGGTGAAGCATAGGTGGATGTTTTCGACCTTTTTGCAAAAATCTCGCTAGACACAAGCGAATATGAGAGCGGCCTATCAAGTGCAAGCTCCACCGCCTCCAGCTTTGGAAGTAAGGTAGGGTCTGCAATATCCACGGGGCTAAAGGTGGCTACTGCTGCTATCACTGCGGCAACAACCGCAGTCGTAGCCTTTGCGAAATCCTCTATTGAAACAGGCGCAGAGTTTGACAGCGCAATGTCACAGGTGGCGGCGACAATGGGAACCACCACCGATAGTATCCAGAATCTTAGAGACTTTGCCCTTGAAATGGGAAGCCAAACGTCCTTTAGCGCCACGGAAGCGGCTGAGGCGTTAAACTACATGGCCTTGGCTGGCTACGACGCCGACACCTCTATGTCGATGCTTCCGACAGTCCTCAACCTGGCTGCTGCTGGCAGCATGGACTTGGCTACAGCCTCAGACATGGTGACTGATGCACAGTCCGCATTGGTCTTGAGCCTGGACGAGACCACCGAAATGGTAGACAAGATGGCTATGGCCTCGTCCAAGTCAAACACCTCGGTAGAACAACTGGGCGAGGCGTTTCTGTCCATCGGCGGCACGGCACAGGAGCTAGCCGGAGGCACCACAGAGCTATCCACGGCGTTGGGCATTTTGGCTGATAACGGCATCAAGGGTGCCGAGGGCGGCACGCATCTCAGAAATATTATCCTAGCGCTGGAAGCACCTACGGATACGGCTGCGGCGGCAATGAAAGAACTGGGGCTGGAAGTCTTTGACGCAGAGGGCAACATGCGACCCCTTAACGACATTTTGAACGACCTAAACGACGAAATGTCAGAAATGACCTCCGAGGAAAAGACAAACATTATAAGCACCATTTTTAACAAGACCGACATCGCATCCGTCAACGCTCTGCTAGCGAACAGTGGAGAACGGTGGGACGAACTTAGCGGCTACATTGACGAGGCGCAAGGCTCTGCTCAGGCTATGGCAGACACTCAGCTTGACAACCTGACTGGAGATGTGACCCTATTTAAGTCAGCCTTAGAGGGTGCGCAAATCGTTATTTCCGACCAGCTTACACCCACACTCAGGCAGTTCGTTCAGTTCGGTTCTGAGGCAGTGTCTACGCTGTCCACAGCATTCCAGGAGGGCGGCCTATCCGGCGCTATGGACGCACTGGGAACCATACTGAGCGACAGTCTGAACATGATTATTTCTGAGCTGCCGACATTCATCGACGCCGGAATGCAGTTGCTTGAGGCGCTAGGTAAGGGCATTCTAAGCAATTCTGGGACGATTGTAAACGCGGCGTTTAGCGCTGTTGATATAATTGCCACCGAGATTATTGCAAATCTCCCGGAGATAATGGATGCTGGGTTACAAGTCATAGAAAATCTGGCACAAGGTATTTCCGACAACGCAGATATCCTATTCGATGTGGCGTTTGAGGCCGTCGAGGTTTTCGCGACTAAAATTGTGGAAAATCTTCCGAAAATCGTAGAAACCGGAGTGAAGCTTGCAGAGAGCCTTGCATCAAGCTTCTGGGAGCACCTGGATGAAGCACTGACGAACTCTGCGATTGGTGACGCATGGGAATCCATTAAGACAGCGGCGTCCGAGGCAGTCAATAAAATCAAGGAATCTTTTGAAAATCTAAAGGAAGCATTCCAACCGATTATTGACAAAGTTGTTGAAATCAAGGACAAATTCGATGAATATCGGGACAGTGGGCAGCTTATGGAGGACATCACCACGGCGATCACTACAGCGATAGACGGCGCATCTACTGCGATATCCACCGTTGTTGATTGGCTGGCTAGTTTTGTCGAGTGGATTACCTCCGGCAGCACAAGCGCAGATGTGTTCCTGTCCGTTGTTGCCGGCATCGCGGCGGCGTTTGCAACATACCTGACGGTAACAACGGCGCTAACAGTTGCGCACAAAGCACTAGCTGTAGCGCAGGGAGTTGTAAAAGCCGCGCAAGCGGCGCTGAATGTCGTAATGAATGCAAACCCGTTCGGCGTTGTGGCTCTGGCTGTTGTGGCTGTTGTGACGGCGCTGGTAACGCTCTGGAACACGAACGAGGGCTTTCGAGACGCTGTTACGTCCGCGTGGGAGGCAATAAAATCCACCGCTGAGGACGTTTTTAATGCAGTTGCTGGTTTTTTTACTGAAACTATTCCGAATGCGCTCCAGTCGATGAAGGATTCTGTGACGGACAAGCTGAGTTCTATCAAGGACGATTTCACCAGCAAATTTGCTGAGATCAAAACCAACACCACGAATATTTACGAAAATATCGTGTCCACGGCCTCCAAACAGATGGAGAACATGAAAACTAAGGTAACCACTGGTCTTACCAACGTCGCGAACGCTTTTAGCACGAAATTCGCGGCCATTAAATCCAGCCTGACCACAGCGTTTTTGGACATTGTTGACACAGCATCCGAGAAAATGAGTGACATGTCAACCAAAATTGGCACGGCATTAAGTAATATTTCCGAGACATTTAGCTCTAAATTTTCGGATGTGAAAAGCACGGTGACCGGAGCAATCGAAAATGTCAACAGCACGATTTCAAGCGGCCTATCCAGTGCGCTGAGCACTGCGACATCGGCTCTGTCGAGCATGGCTTCCAATTTTTCTAGCCAGTTTTCGAGCATCAAAAACACCGTGAGCACCCAAATGAGCAGCCTGAGCACCAGCCTGACAAGCACCATGAGCAACATCGTGAGCACAGCAAGCTCTAAGGTAGCGGCCATTAAAAACACGTTCCTGAGCCTGCCCAACACCTTGAGTAGCCTGCCATCTCAGTTTTACACGATTGGCTCCAACATCGTTTCTGGCATCTGGAACGGCATTTCCGCTGGATGGAGCTGGCTGAAAAGCAAGGTTTCCAGCCTTGCAACAAGCCTACTGAGCTCTGCAAAGAGTGCCCTGGGCATTGCGTCACCTTCCAAGGCGTTCCGCGATCAAATCGGCGCTATGATTCCCGCAGGCATGGCGATTGGCATCGAAAATGAGACTGATACTGCTATTGATGCAATCGAAGCCATGAATAAGCAGGTGCTGGAGGCAGCGCAGGCAGCAACCTACGACTTTGGCACCGTGACTGTAGGAGCCACTGACAGCGTACTGGGCAGCGCCGCAAGCAATGCACAGTACAACAGCTTTGGTACGGTCAATATCAACATCAACGGTGCGAACTACACAAACGAAAAATCACTGGCTGAGGCTATTTCCTACGAGCTTCAGCGTATGACGGCGAGGAGGTATGCGGCTCTTGCGTGAGTATTTTTGGATAGACGGCGAACGCTCTGACGACCACGGCATCTACCTCCAAGCACCGCTGACCTTTACGGCGGCGACACCCAATATTACCACGGTATCCGTGCCTGGGCGCAATGGTGACCTGCATATCTTTGATGGATCCTTTTCCAATGTGGAGGGCACGGCGAAATGCTTTGCCCTCCGCAAGGGAGAGGCAAAAGAGGCGGTGTCAGCAATCTCCCGGTGGGTTCTGAGTACGACTGGCTACCGGAGGCTTGTGACCTCGGACGACCCGGAAATTTTCCGGGAAGCCGTTGTCACGGCAGGGCCGGAAACAGAGATCAGAATGCGCACCCTAGCCCCTTTCTCTATCAAATTCAACTGCAAACCACAGCGCTTTTTTTTGAGCGGAGAGAACACGGAGACAGTGACGGCATCCGGTGCAAAACTTTGGAACCCCGGCCTGACTTCCCAACCCAAATTGACTGTCTACGGCAGCGGAGCTGGAACGGTGACCATTGGCGATACCACCGTGAAGATCAGTGACATTGACGGCTACGTAGAGCTGGACAGCGAGACCCAGAACGCCTACAAGGGCGGCGAGAACAAAAACGGCACGATCACAGCGCTGGAGTTTCCAACCTTCGCCCCAGGGGAGAATGAGATCACCTTCACTGGGGGCGTGACCAAAATTGACATTATCCCAAGGTGGTGGACGCTGTGAAACCTATCCTTTATCCGTCCACTGAGACGGAATTCGCCGCGAACGGCATCGGGGCGCTATCCAGCGCGAAGGAGTGCATCGTCACCGAGGAAAGAAACGGCATGTTTGAGCTGTCCATGGTCTATCCCATGGACGGCATCCACTATGAGAACATTGAGTTGCGGAGCATCATCCTTGCAGCTCCTAATCCGACGGCAGTGCCTCAGCCCTTCCGAGTCTATGAGATCAGCCGCCCCATGAACGGACTGGTAACCATTAATGCAGAGCATGTGGCCTATGACCTCAACGGCATTGTGGTAAGCCCATTCACGGTGAGCACCTGCACGGCGGCTTTCCAGAGCCTCAAAACATCGGCGGCGACTGATTGCCCATTTGAATTCTCAACGGACAAGACAACATCCGCGAATATTAATATCACAATTCCTCGGACAATTTGGGATATTCTCGGCGGCTCTGCTGGCGGCATCCTGGATGTTTACGGCACCGGCGAGTACGAGTTTGACCGATGGAACGTGATATTTCACAAGGCCAGAGGCGCGAACAATGGCGTGACCATCCGGTACGGCAAAAACCTCACAGACATTCAGCAGGAGGAAAATTGTGCCTCTGTCTACACTGGAATATATCCCTATTGGCAAGGCGCAGACGGCGATGTTGTGACTCTCGGCGAGAAGATTATCAACGTAGACGGCACCTTTGATTACACAAGAATCCGCACTCTTGACCTGTCTGAATACTATGAGGAAGCCCCAACTGAAGACGAGCTGAGAAAAACTGCAAACTCCTGGCTCAAAAACAATGACATTGGAACGCCCTCTGTAAGTCTCAGTATCTCCTTTGTGCAGCTGGAGCGGACGGAGGAATACAAGACTTTGGAAATGCTGGAGCATGTAAGCCTCTGCGACACTGTATCCGTGGTTTTCCCCAAACTAGGCGTCACTGCCACGGCAAAATGTGTGAAAACTGTCTACAACACCCTAGAAGAACGATACGAAAGCATTGAGCTTGGAGACGGCAGGGACAGCATTGAATCCACAATCGTCGCCCAGCAAAAAAAGGTGGAGGAACAGGCTACAGACCTGAGCTCCAAGGCGACATATAGTTATGTAGATACGACGGCAACCGAGGCAACTACAAGTGCCAACACATACACGGACACTACGGCATCCAGCACCCTGTCATCCGCAAAATCTTACACAAATACAACGGCCTCTAACACATTAGCCTCTGCGGAGTCCTACACGGATAGCGCCGTCAAAACCGGAATATCTAATTATGACGACTATCTAACACAGCTTGAAATTTTTAACAAGCTCACAAACAACGGAGAAACCCAGGGCATCTATATGCAGGATGGTAAGCTCTACATCAATATGGACTATGCCAAGACCGGAACCCTAGATGCAAACAGCATCAACCTCAGCGGAGCATTTACGGTCTATAGTGGCGGGGCTGCTGGTGGCTCGATTGGCTACATGTCCGGCAGTGCAGGCGCAGGAATCGGCGTCTCTGCTGGCAACGCTTATGTGATCGCAACTGGCGGCGGCGCGAGAATGCAGGCTGGAAGCTCTAGCTTTTATGTTGTTCCCGGTGGAGCCACTGTTGACGCCGCTACCCTTGTGGTCAATGGAAACATCACATGTACAGGAAACATCACATGTTCCGGCACGATAACCAGCTCATCTTCATAGGAGGTGATTTAGACGGTAACGCAATCTTATAATCTCAATATGATTCCTGGTGGTGTCCCGGTTCGGGTGCCGGTCAGCCAGTACGATGGCGGCACGCGGCAACTGCTGTTTTCCCTTTGGCACGGCAACCAGTCGTTTATCGTTCCCTCCGGCGCGACTGTGACCTGTGACGGCACAAAACCAGACGGCAAGGGCTTTTCCGTTGGCGCTGAATACTCCGGCTTTACGGTTTCTGTAACGTTGACGGAGCAAATGGCCGCTGTATCTGGAGACACATCGTGTCAAATCACGGTGGTGGATGACGATGGTATATTAGGTTCTGCAAATTTTGTACTAGCAGTCGAGCGTGGTGCGCTTGGAGACGATACGGTATTGTCAGACTCGGAGTACGCCATGGCTCAGACGCTTGTACAGGAGGCCACCGAGAGCGCCAGAAGCGCGGCTGAATCCCTGGAGGGCATCAAGACGAGCATGGCGGAGGCCGGTGTCTCTTATGAGACGCTGCAAAAGGCCATCGACACTGCATCGGAGACCAATAAGACGCTAACCAGCACCAACAGCACGGCTACAGCGACCAACACAGCACTGGAAGAATCCACGTCGGCAGCAAACACCGCAAAAACCAATTTGGACGCATCTACCAAGGCAGCAAATACTGCCAAATCCAGCCTGGATGAATCCACAACGGCTGCAGACGCCACCAAGACCAGCCTGGACAAGACGACACAGGCGGCGACAGAGGCAAACGCAACGGCTACAGCAACCAACAAGACACTGACCAGTACCAACACTGCGGCATCAAAAACACTAGACAGCTTGAGTACAGCCATTATAGACGGAAACACTGTCAAATCAAATTTGGACAGCAGCACAACGGCGGCGAATAGCGCAAAAGAAAATTTGGACGAATCCACAACGGCTGCAGACGCCACCAAGACCAGCCTGGACAAGACGGTGGAAAAAGGCCAGAATGTGCTAGATAATCTCAGCTCTGAGCTTGGCATTTCCGTGGCATTTACGCTGACCTTGCCGGCGTCTGGGTGGAACGGCAAACAGCAGACCGTAAAAAACGTGAACATCGTTGCAGATGGCTACTCCTACATCGTCGCACCAGACGCGGACAGCTACATGGCCTACAATTCCAGCGGAGTCCGCGCCAGAAACGTGACGGAAGACGGCCAAATGACCTTTGAATGCTACTCCGTTCCGGAGGAGGACTTACAGGCGAATGTCGTCAGAATCGAGACAGGCTGAGGCGACGGCATGGGTATAGTGATTAACTTGAGCGGTGGCCGTGGCGTTGCCAAACTAGCGGGAATCGAGATTTCCACGCCGCCAAATACCACCACCTATCTAATTTTGGAAACCTTTGACCCTACTGGTATGGTAGTCACGGCCACTTACACGGACGGAACTACGAAGCCAATCACCGGCTACACCTACAGCCCGGACGGTGAACTGTCAACAAGTGACAAAGTGGTTACAATTAGTTACACAGAAAACGAAATTACGCAGACGGCTACGCAGAAAATTACAGTCAACGATTATACGAGCGTCGAGCTTCCCACGCAGAGCGGAACGCTCACCTATACCGGGAACGCTCTGTCTCCGACCTGGAGCGGCTACGATACCGACGCAATGACGGTCAGTGGCACGACATCCGGCACCGATGCAGGAAGCTACACGGCCACCTTTGCACTGAAATATGGGCACAAGTGGTCTGATGGCACCATGGAACCAAAATCCGCAACATGGACGATTGACCGTGCGACTATCGCGGTGCCGACTCAGAGTGGCAGCCTGACTTATACCGGGTCTTCTCAGTCTCCGACCTGGAGCGGGTATGACGCAAGCACTATGACGATTAGCGGCACGACCTCCAGCATCAACGCGGGCACGTATGCCGTGACCTTTACGCCAGCCGAAAACTACCAGTGGAGCGACAGCAGCACCACCGGCAAGACGGTGAGCTGGAAGATTGGCAGAGCTACAGTTGCCGTACCCGCGCAGTCTGGGACGCTTACATACACCGGGAGCGCTCAGTCCCCAACGTGGAGTAACTATGACAGCGCAAAGCTCACCATCGGCGGCGTGACCTCTGGAACAGACGCTGGAACCTACAGTACTACCTTTACGCCAACAAGCAACTACCAGTGGTCTGGGGGAAGCACCAGTGCGAAAACCGTCACCTGGACGATTGGCCGGGCAACCATCACGGTGCCTACTCAATACACACAGACATATACTGGCTATACCCAATATGCCTACTACGACAGCAGCACGATGACGGCTAGCGGAACGTATAGCGCGACTGATGCTGGCACGTACACTGCAACGCTCACGCCGCAAAGCAACTATCAGTGGTCTGACGGCAGTACATATGGCGTTGATGTCACCTGGACGATTTACCGTGCGACTATCTCGGTGCCTACCCAGAGTGGCAGCCTGACTTATACCGGGTCTTCTCAGTCTCCGACCTGGAGCGGGTATGACAGTGCAAAGATGACCTATGCCGGAACAAAAACCGCTGTCAAAGCTGGTACGTATACTTCGAAATTTACGCCCAGGGACAACTACCAGTGGTCTGACGGAACGACTAGCACTAAGACGGCTACCTGGACAATTGAGAAGGCCACTGGAAGCATCACGAGCGTATCTCCAGAAAGCCTGACGCTCAACTCTACGACCGGAGAATCCGGAACCGTGACTGTCACATACCTCGGAGATGGAGAGCTAACCGCCGTGACATGGTATCACGAGCAGCTTGCAGACCCGATTGTTTCCGGGAATGTAATTACGGTAACCGCTAACACGGTAGGGGTGAACATGAACACCAAAATTAGAGTCAGTATTGGCGAAGGCACAAATTATACGGCAACAGGAGTAATGGAATACTATGTATATCTCACGAAATCGTGAGTAAAAACCATTGGTGCATTACAAGGGAGGAACAAATGATACTCCTAAACGCGAACAAAAACATCCTATTAGTTAGGGCGACCGAGCCGCTGACCTCTGGCTCCTTAAAAGTCAACACTGTTACCATAGAGTTTAGCGGCGCATGGGACGGCCTTTTTAAAACGGTGGTGTTCCGGAGCGGTAGCACGTCTGTTTCCGCCGCGCTGTCTGGGAACGCCTGTGACATCCCATGGGAGGTGCTGCAAAAACCTGGAGGACACTTAGAGGTCGGCGTATACGGTACGAAGGGCGACGCCGTTGTGCTGCCCACGATTTGGGCAGGCCTCGGGATCATACGCCCAGGCACCGAGCTGGGAGACGACGCAAGGGAGCCAACACCAGATGTCTACCAACAACTGCTGGCGGATATTGAGGCCGGTATGCTCAAAGGAGACAAAGGAGACAAAGGCGACAAAGGCGACAAAGGCGACACCGGCGACACTGGAGCGCAGGGAATCCAAGGAATTCAAGGTATTCAGGGCATCCAAGGAGGGAAAGGCGACAAGGGTGATAAGGGTGATACAGGAGACCCTGGCTATACCCCTGTCCGTGGTACGGACTACTGGACGGATGCAGACCAGGAGGCCGTTGAAACCGACGTACTGCAAACGCTGTCTGTGCCGGTGCAAAAGATGCTGGACGATGTCTCAAGCGCTGAAACCGAGAGAAACGCCGCCGAGATTGATCGTGGTATATCCGAGGAGGCTAGAGAGACCGCAGAGGCGGTGCGTGCCCAGTCAGAAACAGAGAGAGCGGCGGCGGAGGAAACCCGCGCGGAGGCCGAGGAGGAACGCCAGAAGACCACTGAGGCCATGGAGCAAGCCACAAAAGAGGCTCAGGATGTGTCGGCCAAAGCTGCTGAGACCGCAGACCAAAACGTGGAAACGGCGCGAGAGCTGCAAGCGGCAATTTCCGACATCGGGCAAGAATCCACTGCCAAAGACATCTACAGTAAGGTGCTGGAGGCAGTAGGGTATCTCAAGGTGATCTCCGAGGAAGGCATGAGTAGCAGAGACCTTAACGGCTTTAGCCTGAACATGCTGGACAATGGTGGGGTGCTCCTGGGCTACACCGACCCCGACACGGAGGAAGAATACGTGCCGGTTACCATGGCTAGAGAGACCACAGCCCAAGATTTGGCCAATACCACAGCGAATATGGCAGAGCTGCTAAAGCAGCTGGTAGAAAGCGAGGACGATAATGCCGGAATTTGATTTTATGCGAGATGAAACCTTGCAGGATGTCAGCAAAAATCTGAAAGAATGCAATCTCTATCTCAAGAGTTTGGCCGAGGGAAGAAAATTTGATGTGGCGGATATCCAGACCGTCAAGGATATCTCCAAGGCCGGACTTGCGAAAAAATATTTTTCCGAGGGTGACCAGATCATCGTGGAGTATACAGACGTCAACGGGAATGTCTACCAAATGACCTGGGATATGTGCTTGGGTAAAACCGCCACACTGGCAGACGGCACGGTGCGAGAGGGGATCTACCTAAAAAGCCACTACGCGACCGTGGAAGCTATCCCATTCGACGCACCTGAGAACGAGGAATCCACCGAAGAGACCGCCATGGCGGGGCTGTACTACTATGGCTATGACGGCTCCACAAACACCCTGCTCAACCTGTCGGCTGGAGACACGGTGCCCTATGACGATTATACAGCCGTATACCACAACGCCATTAAGGACTCTACTTGCAATATCTTACGATATGGGTACAACCGCTACAGTCATTCAGCTTATCATCAGTGGCTTAACAGCGCAGCGGACAAGGGCGCTTGGTGGACAGCACAACACGTTGGTGACGTAGCTCCTAGCACGCTTAATTCCACACGCGGATTTCTGGCGGGGCTGCCGGAAGACTTTGTGTCGGCGGCAGAGCCTATCCTGATCGGCAGAGTGCTCAACACGGTTACGGATCCAGATAAGACGTTGGGCACGGAGACGGTAGAAGCTAAATTTTTTCTGCCGTCGCTGGAGCAGCATTACATTGTGCCGTCTCTCGCAGGCGTGGAGGGTGACTATTGGGACTACTACAGGGCACTGGCAGAAAGCGCTGGCCTTGCTGGCTGGTTCCAGCAATACGTTAATTACCCGGCGCTTATCAATTACGCCTTGAATAATCAAACCCAGGCGCAGAGTGTGCGCCTAGGGAGTGCGTATCGCGGTAATTCGTACTATGTCTGGTTTGAGCACACCAGCGGGTATGTGAACGGCATCAACGCGTACAGCTCCTTTCGCTGCTGCCCGGCTTGCTTTATCTAATTAATCCCCAAAAATTGGAGGCCGCACACCTGCGGCCTCCGGAGAAAGGAATGAGCTTATGCCGAGAAATTTTGCCACAGAGAAAACATGGCCCTCTAAGTTTGGCGTGACAGTGGCAGCAGAGCAACTGGCGCACTACTCCGATCAAATCACGGATAACCAGAAGAACTTCCCGCCCGGTCAAGGGACTGCACTCGTCAAGTCGTTAAAGCAGTGGTCGCTGGAAATCTATATGTATTGCTACAGAGCTAACTACATCCGAGTAGAGGGACGGGCGGACTACATGGAGCGCAGGAGGTTTCAGGATATGGCAATCCAGCGGTGCGAGGATATGCTGCCAGTGCTCCAGCTAGCTAAGCGGCGGTATCACCTAAGCACCAAGCGGATGCTGTATTGGGGCGGAATGGTGATTGACGTCCGGGACAAAATCCGCGCGTGGAAGGAATCAGATCGCAAGCGTTACGCAAATTTAGCGTAGCGATGTGATAAACAGGATGTAGGCTATACGCAGAATGTGCGCCTAGGGAGTGCGAATCGCGGTAATTCGTACAATGTCTGGAATGAGAACACCAGCGGGAATGTGAACGACAACAACGCGTACAACTCCTATCGCTGCTGCCCGGATTGCGCCTTACGCCAAGCACATTACCTTCTGCTTAGCAGGAGGAGCGGCGGTATTGGAAGCAAGGAGCCGAGTTCCTGACCTTGGAAACGAGGCGAACAACACCGCGCCGATGTGACCGCCCTGCGGGGTAGGTTGCTACGAACGGTACGGAAGGGGATGCGAATGCAAACAGAAGATGTGATAAGCCCGGAAGCCCTGTATGAGTCTATGCTCAAGCGCAAGAATGGCAAACTTCACAAGAACCAAGCCGCGGACTTCTACCTCCGCGGAATCGAAGAAACCTTGAAGCTGGCAAAGCAATTAGAGGCCGGTAGCTACCGACCGAGAAAGACGAGGGTGGTAGAGATCACCCACCCGAAGCCCAGAACAGCAGTCAGCACAGCCTTTAGAGATCGGGTATATCAGGGGAGCCTCAATGACAACGCAATTTATCCGCAAGTGTCCCGCTCATTCATCTACGACAACATGGCCTGTCAAAAGGGCAAAGGCACCGATCTCGCAAGGGAAAGGTTCCAAGAATTTTTGCACCGGGCCTACCGGCTTTATGGCAGAGACTTCTATATTTTACAATGTGACATTCGCAAATATTATGATACCATGCGGCATGATGTTGCTAAAGCTAGGCTTGCCAGGTCCGTGAGCGATGATGCTTATCGTAGAGCAGCTGCGGTGCTGGATGCCCAGTACAAGGGAGATGTTGGATATAATCCAGGCAGCCAAATGGTGCAGATTGCCGGAATTGCCGTGTTGGATGGGATGGATCACTTCGTCAAGGAAATTCTTCGGTGTAAGTTGTTTGTGCGCATTATGGACGATTTTGTGCTCGTCCACCCAAACTACGACTATTTATTAAACGCAAAATCTCAAATCAAAACATATCTCCAGGCAATCGGCTTGGAACTGCACCCCAGGAAAACAAAAATCATATCTGCAAAGAATAAGATCAAGTTCCTGGGATTTTACTTCGCTTTAGCCAAAACAGGGACGGTCCTCATGGAGGTTGACCCAAAGAATGTAAAAGCGGAGCGGAAGAAGCTGTATCGGGTGGCTCGGCTTGTGGAATCCCAGGAAATGAGCCGCCAGAAAGCAGACGAAATGTACACAGCTTGGAAGGCCCATGCCGAAAAGGGAAACTCATTTAAGCTCCTACAGCACATGGATGCCTATTACAAGACTCTAATGGACGGAGGTTGAGTATGCTATTCAAAAAAAGGCAAATCCCGATTGAGACACAAAAGCAAATTGAGAACCTGACCGCCGAGAACCAGCGGCTCAAAGAGCAGGTGCAGGAACAGGCAGACGCTCTTATCGAGCTTGCGGAAATGCTGACAGAGGAGGATGGCGATGGCTAAAATTTATACTCGAAAAATCAAAAACGGCGAAATCAACTCTGCAACTGGGGCGGCGTGGGAACTGGCAGACGTTCCTCCGAAGTGGCGGGATGCTGTGGCTGCCATGCTGGAGGCGGAAGCCACAAGGGAACTATAAAGTTACTCTAAAATACTCTAAAGGAGGCACACATGGAATCTATCATTGTCGCCATCATTACCGGCGGCCTGAGTCTAACTGGGGTGCTTATCTCCAACGCCTCCAGCAATCGGAAAGCGGAACAGAATATCGCACAATCCCAGGCGGTCACTAACACCAAGATTGAGGAGCTGACCCGTGAGGTGCGCGAGCACAACGGCTTTGCGAGGCGTATGCCGGTGGTAGAGGAACAGATCAAAGCCATCAATCACAGGATTGAAGATTTGGAGCACAAGACGGAATGAAAACGAGGAACAAACTCTTGCTCTTGGTGTGCGTCCTGGTGGTCGCCTACACGGTTACCGACATCACCCTAGGATTTTTGGGGCTGAGTTCTGGCTACAGCATCCAGCTGGACAGCACCCTCACAAGCGAGGTCTTTGATTTTGCGAAATGGATAGTGCTCAGCGGTGCGACTATCACTGTCGCCAAAACCGTCAAGGGGAGCACCAACAGCGACGAGGACGAGCCCAGACCACCACCTGAGTAAATCGCAGGAAACTTTCAAGTAATTTACACCAATTTTCAAGTTAAAAAATGGAAGGTGATAACATGATTGACTGGAAGAAAAAGCTGACCAGCCGGAAGCTTTGGGTAGCCTTTGCGGGATTCGTCTCCGGTCTCGTTCTGGCATTTGGTGGGGCTGAAACCACGGCGGCAACCGTGTCCGGCTGCATTATGTCCGGGGCATCAGTGATCGGCTACCTACTTGCCGAAGGACTGGTTGACGCGGCCAATGCCGGAAGCGAACAGACAATTACAAGTATCAAAAAGGAGGAGTAGATATGGCGGTATTGATCGGCAATGCCAGGATCGACGAGCGGAACAAAGCCAGAGGCGGTGAGGCTGGAGACCAGACTGGCAAGGAGGTACAGACCCAGGCTTGGTACTCATACCCCTGGAACATGGTGCTCAGGCCCACAGACAGCGCCCTGGCCGAAAAGATGGCACAGGCCATGGAATACGCCTGCGCGAATGACAACATCGGCTATGACCAGTATGAGCGGACCACGCTGTACGCAAAGGTCAACGCCCTGGGATGGTATCCGGCGAACATCAAAAAGGTGACCGCCTGTGAGACCGACTGCTCTGCTCTGATTGCCGTGTGCGTCAACTGCGGCCTGGGCTCCGCTGTAGTATCCAAGGACATCTACACTGGCAACGAGGCGGCGGCACTGCTGGCAACCGGGAAGTTTGAAAAGCTGACCGACAGCAAGCACCTCAGCAGCTCCAACTATCTCAAGAGGGGAGATGTGCTGCTGAACACCGTGCATCATACGGCTATGGCTCTCAGCGACGGCCCCAATGCCGGGACAACGACCACCACCACTACCGCAACTGTTTCCAAAACTGTAACAGTTCAAAAGGAGGATTATGAGACAGTGAAAACCTGGAAGAATGGCTCTACCAGTGAGCCGGTATATGCAGATACCGCAAAAAAGGCCAAGATCGGCAGTCTGAACGCCTATGAATCCTGTGACTGCCTAGGCAAGGCAGACGGCATGTATATTGTTCGCTATAAGGTGGATGGGTCGAGCCATTACAAAGTAGGCGTGGTCAGTTATGCTGGCGGTGTAAGCTGACCATTTTCGTGAGGCCACGAAAATGAAAATCCGAGACTACACCGTGCCGGAACTGAACCACTTCCGCACCTACTGCAATTTCAGCCCCGTAGAGGCCGAATTCTTTGAGCTTCGGGCCGCCGATTCCACCCTGGAGGACTGCTGTGAGGCCATGAACCTCAGCATGTCCGCGGTCAATAGCCTGTCGAAGCGGGTCAAAACCAAAATTTCAAGAGTATGAGGAAAGCCCCTGGGACTGACCCAGGGGCTTTCCTGCATATAAATTTTTCTATGTTTCAATCCACTCCAGTGTTTCCATTGGAGACACACTTATTATACCACCGGGTTTTGAGCCGTCAACTATCAATTCTTGCAGCTATCATTTCTTCTGCCACCACGTTAATTGGCCTACCCTCTTTTACCGCAAGCTCTCTTAGCTTTGCAGCGACTGCCGGAGACAATCTCAAGCACAGAACGTCTTTCCCTTCGTCCTCCGGCTTCCAAATTGCTTCATATTCCTCTGCGGTCAAGTTTTCCTCTGCCCACTTTCTAGCCTCGTCCAGCTCTATGGGTGTGATATATTCGCCGCCGCTCCAGTGGTTAGCTCCAGTTTGCTTTGCATACTGCGTGTTGGCACCGCCGCGCTCATAAAGAAAAAATTCCCCTGTGCGCTTTCTATATAGCGTCTTTTCAATCAGATTTATATTGTCGTCATACCGCCCGTTGTCCCAAGACCCGATCTCTTTCGCCGTGCTTGTGTCGTAGACCTTACCATTGATGATTTTTTTCATTGTGGTTTCCTCCCTTTTTGACGTAAATAGGTTCACCTCGTCTTTGCTTGTATAAACGTATTCACCGGACACCATGTCAACATATCCGCAGCTATAAGAGCCTTTGTATCTGCCGTTAAGCGTATAGCAGTATATTTTTATGTAATTGCGGTGTAAATCGCCTTTTTCCCATTCTTTTGCGACTGCCTTGCGCTCAGTTCCTGCGTGGATGTGATAATCGCTGTATGCCATTTCGTTGGCTTTTTCTAACGCCTGCTCAACCGTGACCTTCATTTTAACCCTCGTCCTTGGTGTAAATTTCATAAAAGCTGTACTCGGTGACAAGACCGAAAAAGTTTCTCTTGACGATGTAACCGGTTCCGTACTCACCGGAATATGGGGTGATGCTGTTCTGCTCCGTGCGCCCGTCAAACGTTCCTTGGGCGGCCAGTTTATACCCATCGTCTAGAAGCTGCTGCACCTTTTCCATAGTCTCAAACGTATCCATTTTATTTCCTCCTATTATTTGTTTTAGGTATCTCCCTTAACTGTCTATATTATAGCATAGAGTTAATATTAAGTCAAGCACTTTTTGAGTTAATATTAAAAATATTTTTAGCATAAAACGCAAAGAAACCAGGCAGATTCCCGGCATGGGAAACCGCCTGGTTTTGCTGTATTTTGGATGCAGAAAGGATGTGATTGTATGGCAGTCCCGATGATGCAGAACCCCTACTACAGCCCGTATCAGATGGGTTATACCCAGATGGGATATCCCCAGCAGATGCAGCAGACACAGCAGACCCAACAGGGGAGCGAGCTAGTGACCGTGCAGACTATCGCACAGGTGGAGCAGGTGAGCCTCCAGCCGGGGCAAAGAAAAATGGTCATGGTACAGAACGAGCCGATCATTGCCGCCCGTGTCGCTGACCAGATGGGGCTAGTGACTACGGAATACTACCAGTTGACAAAATACGTCCCCAACGCCGGAGCACCGGCACAGGGTGACTACATCACCCGGAAAGAGTTTGAGGAATTTGTAGCGTCCCTGAAACAGGAGGTGGCTGAATGAACCCCTTAGCAATGATGATGGGAGGCGGTGGAAATAATCCGCTGGCTCAAATCGCCCAACTAAAGCAGATGCTTACCAGGCAGAACCCGGAGGCTTTTGCCCAGGCTCTGGCGCAAAGAAACCCACAGTTTGCCCAGTTTGTCCAGCAGAACAAGGGCAAGACTGCGGAACAGGTTGCCAAAGAAAACGGCCTGGACTGGAGCCAAATACAGAGTTTGCTATAAAAATCAGGGATGCGTCGGTTTCCCTTCGCATCCCCTACAAAAAGATACATCTTTTTCAATCCGCACAATTATACCGCAAAGTAAGCAGGTGCGCAACTGTTTACAAATAGATTACAAAGGAGAGACAAACTATGACAGATATGAGCCCTGCGGACATTGCCGTAGCTGCTGGACGCAACAACAACGACGGTTGTTTTGGAGGCAACTCTTGGGTGCTTATCATCCTCTTTGCCCTTATCTTCGGATGGGGCGGCATGGGCTTTGGAGGAAACGGCGCTCAGGGTGCAGCGCTGACCGAATCCGCTCTGTGCAACTCCCAGAATTTTAACAACCTCGAAAACAGCGTCGGCAGGCTGTCCGATCAACTGAACAACACCTATATGGGCTTGCAGAACGGCATGTCCCAGATGGGCTATTCCACCCTCCAGCAGTTCGGGCAGACCCAGCGTGACATGTGCACAGGCTTCTCTGCCGTGACCGCTGCTGTCAACTCTGCGGCAGCTCAGGCGGCTGAATGCTGCTGCAACACCAACCGCAATATCGACCAGCTGCGATATGACGGCGCAATGAACACAGCCAGCATCAATGCCACTACCACGGCTCAGACACAGAAAATCCTTGACGCAATCTGTGAAAACCGCATGGCAGACATGCAGAGCCAGATCAACCAGCTCCAGCTCCAGAGCGCCCTCTGTGGGGTAGTGCGCTATCCGAGCGCAACCACCTACAGTGCTGGAACCTCTATTTGGGGCAACGGTTGCGCTTGCAGTGCAAGCATCTAAGGCCCCATTTAGGCCGGGTAACGGTGGGGCCAAACGGCCCCACTTTTTTATCACACAAAAACGCACACCCCGTGCGATTAACGCACTATTTTGGAATGAAAGGATAAAATTATGATTAAAAGAATTGAAGAAAAAATGGAATCCCATGTAAAAAGCATTTTGAAAAAGGATGCTATCGACTTAGCCGATTATCAGATTTTATGTGATTATTTGGCAAAAGAGCAGGCGAAAAAGCAGGCCAAAGAATGGGAAGCAAAGGAAGAGGAACGGAAAGAACATTTCCGCGACCTTTGCGAAACCCTTATGAAATGATTAGGTGGTGAAATTATGAGCTGTAAATCTGCAATTTACACCGCGAATACCAGCCCGCAGTCTGTTGCATCCGGTGGCACTATTGCCCTTGGAAGCGTCCAGCGCCGGTTCGGCGATTCCATCCGGCTTAACGGTAACGGCATCACCCTGGCAGAGCGTGGCTATTATGATGTAGATGTCTCCGTTACCGCTGCCCCGCTGGTTGCCGGTACTGTGGTTGTAAGCCTCTATAGTAACGGTGTAGCCGTCCCCGGTGCAGTGGCATCCGGTTCCGTGACTACCGCCGGAAACCCGGTGTCTCTGTCCTTCCCAGCGATTATCCGGGTGGCTTGTTGCGGGAATCCCCCGGTACTCACCTTGACGCTGACCGGCAATGCCTCCACTGTGACCAATGCGGCGGTCAGCGTGGCGAAGCTGTGATAGAGCCGCGGCAATTTGACGCTCTGGACATAATATCCGTTCTTTCCTTTCTCCTGGGGGTGGAAAACCTCCAGGAAAACCGGGAGCAGAGCGCCCATAACGATGTCCAAACGGCAAACCAAAACCAGGCGGCCTATCTCTTAGAGGAATTAGGCCGGAAATTTGACGAGCAAAATAAAATGTTGGAGCAGATTATGGAGGCGTTAAACATTGAGAACACAAATCGAGAAAAGCAAAATTGAACTGATCGAGAATATCGAACAGTTAGCAGAACGTGATATCACGGACGCTGTCGCCACAAGGCTCTGCACCTACCATGGAGCGTATAAAGCCCTGCGCATGCTGGAGTGCGAGGCAGAAGCAGAGCCGGAAACCAAAATTTCCACGGCAACTGCCAGAACGGTAACCAGAACAGCGACCACAGGCGGCACAGAGTTTGAGCAGGTGATCGCGGAAACCCCGGCAGACTGGGAGCACATGACCGCAGTTATGGAGATCATCGGTGACCACATGGAGGGGCTAAAGGTTATGAACCGCCGGAAATACGACAATATTATCCTGCGGCTCAAGGAGGTCGCGCGGTCATGAAAAGCTATGGAAGCAAATCCTGCTATGACCTACTGAGACGGGCTATAGACATCGGAGCGCACGGTGAAGCCTATCACCATAAAATGATGCTATGGGCGCAGATGCACGGCCTACAGGGGCACAAGCGGCTCCACAGGCACGAGAGCCGAGAAGACCGCGAACAGTATATCCGCATCCAGAATTATACCGTGGATATGTTTGGGGAACTTCTGGAACCGTCGTGGGCGTATGACTTACCGGAGCCGGATAGCATCAAGGACTATCTGGAGAGCTATACGGAGTGGGAATGCGCCGTCTACTCAGAGCTTGCTGAGATTGCAAACGAGCTGACCGTGGAGGGCTACCCCTGCGAAGCTGAGCTAGTGTCTTCCGGGTTGCCTCGGAAGGAGCTGGAGCGTGTGCGCCGGATGCTCACCGAGTACAGCATGTCGGGATGGGACGTGAGTTATATTCTGTTGCGTGACAAGGAGCTGCACGACAAGATGAAAGCGAAAGCTACTGAATCTTGATTTTCGCAACTAAAACGAAAGTTTTGCTTGAAAATCAAAGATTTCACCGAAACATGGACGATAAATCAACAGACTGTGTCAAAAGCGTTGTCATAGTTGCGCAAGCAACTGCGAATAAAGGGAATAGTCCTGCCTTTTAAGCAGGGTGTCCGGGGTTCGATTCCCCGGCGGGTCACCAACTAAAAAAGCCTTGAAACCCTTGGAATTCAACGAGTTCCGAGGGTTTATTTGTTTTTCTGGGACTTTTGTGCTGCGTCAAAATCTATCAGAATTTATCAAAAAATAACCCCTTTTTTGTGTCAAATCTGTGTCAAACCTGTGTCAGCTTCTCTGGGCTATTCCCCGGCCAAAAACTTGTTTAGCTGTCCGGCGGTGTCGTTTTTCCGGCTCTGCCGGATGTGCGTATAAACGTCCCGTGTCACCGTGATACTGCTGTGCCCAAGCAGCTCTTGTGCATCCTTGTCAGGTATCCCAGCCTCATAGAGGATGGTCGCAAAGCCGTGCCGGAGCTGATGGGCAGTCAGATCGTGACCGATAGCCTGACAGTATTTAATCCAGCGCTTGCGATATTGGGTCTTAGTGAGTAAGCCCCCGTCCTCACGGGGAAACAGCAGTCCCTTTTTCTTCTTGGGGATGGCGGCGGCGAGAGCGTCCAGCAAGACGGCGTCCCGGTATCCGGCTGCTGTTTTTGGTGGCTTGATATGTGGGTCGTTGCCCACGAACTCCACGGCCTTTGTCACATGGATAACCCCGGCCTCTCTGTCTATGTCCTCATACCGGAGCGCCAGAGCCTCACCACGCCGGAGGCCGGAATAAAGGCAGACCATAGCGAACAGGCCGAAGGGGGCTTCCAAACCGTCTTGTCGTCGTCTGCAAGCCCTTGGGGAGCGACACGGCGGCACATGGATTGACGGTCAGCACGCCAGAGACTATGGCGTGGTTAAATATCATATTGAGGATGTCCCGGTGCATCTGTACAGACCGCCTGGAGTAGCCCTGACCGCCCAGAGCGACTAAATACGCATAGATCATCTGGGCTGTGACGGCACCGGCCTCCATGTCCCCAAATTTGTCATTTAACCGCCGAACCGGAGCCGTGTAGGCTTCCTGGGTCTTATAGCCGATGCGTTCCCAATGCTCTTTTTCCCACGCCTCTGCAATTTGCCGAAAGGTCACCACCTCCGGCTCCTTCGGGTCGTTGAGCTTGTGCCATAGCTTCTCCGGATCCCTGTCATAGTACATTCTGCCGGTACTGTCTCTTGCACAGTATCGCCCATCTTTCCGCAGATTGTACAGAGACGCATAGTCCAGTTTCTTTGCCTTTGCCATTTTTAGTCCTCCTATAGCTAACCGCCCCGGTGCTCTGCACTGAGGCGGTTCTTTTTTATTCTGTTGCGTCGTACAGGACAATGCCATTGTAAATTGACAGCAGCACGTTGTCCGTATTTTGATCGTTTACAAGGTTTAACATAACCGGCGTGTCCGGATAACCCATGTCCGTGACCTCGTCCTGGATGGTATTGCATAGATTTACCATGGATTCTCTAAGGTTTCCCCAGGACTCCGCTACTTCGTCCACACCGGCAGCTGCATAGACAGTTGCCATTGCAATGCCGTCATTCCACACGTTGATCGTGATTGTGCCGTCCTCCACCTCGACGCTATGGTGATCGTAGTTCTCAGCAAGGGCAGCATTTAGCAGTGTGCCGATGTCGTCCAGCGTATAGATCGGCTCTGTGCTTGATTCTTCCACTATGCTTTCAGGTTCCTCGGATGGCTCTGGTTCTTCGGATGCTTCCGGCTCCTCAGATGGGGACGGCTCTACAGTCGGTTCCTCTGACGGTTCAACCGTCTCCACCACGGATGCAGGAGCCTCCACGGTTGATGCAGCATCTTCGGCACCGTCGCTTTTCCCACCGATGGATCCGATCGCCCACAGCACGAGGATAACTGCGACCACATACGCCCACTTTGGCGGCTTCTTCTTCTTTTTCGTTTCTTCCTCCATATTTTCTCCCTCTCCTATTTTTTGAGTGCCCAACTATACCCGCAGTTCTGACAGATGCACGTTTTTTGGTTTTTTACGATTGTTGATTCCCCGCCCTTTGATTTCTTCCAAACGAGATTAGACAGCCCGGCGGTGCCAATCGCGGCTGTAGCCCTAGCCATATTGTTAAGCTTTCCACCCAGGCCATTGCCGTGCTTCTTCGTCTTGCTGGACACCTCTACCATGGAGATTTCGACATCCTTACTTTTACATTTTGGACAGACCATCCCTTTCCCCTCCTGTTTTGCTTGAGCAGTTGTTTTATTGATTTGAGCAGTTGGTTTATTATTTGAGCAGTTGGTTTATTATTTGAGCATTTTTCTTTTATGCTGAGCATTTTGCCTATTATTTGAGCATTTCGCTTACGTCAACGAGGTCAAACAGCAAAAGCATAAAAACCAGGGCGGCAATGATGCAACACATGAGCATTTCCATCCGGTTCTTGTGTTTGAGCACCCGCTGGCTGTTCTCAATCTCTGCGGCCTTCTCAGCTTCTGACAGCTTTAGCCGCTCTATCTCATCGTTTTTTAGGTCTACGATCCGCTTGAGTGCATCTATTTCTGCGTCCCTGTCTTCCACGGCCTGGGTCACTTCCGGTGGCTCGTCCAGCAGAACAGTGGCGATTGGGCGTATCGTGGAATCATACCGGAAATCATATCTATCTGAATCCGCACCAAACACCCGCTTGATCGTGGACATGCTCACCGGCTCCCCGGCGGCTTCCGTCATGTCAGCTATCCGCTGGAGCGAGTAGCCCTTGGAGCGTTTGACCTCTTTAAGCTGTGCAATTATAGCGCTTGTCTTATCCATTTCCCCTCCGGCTCATATCTGACCCCGCTTTGGCCTCAGATGTACCATGGCTAGGGCTATCCTTGGACTGCCTAGCGGTGATATCATTTGAGCGAAAGGAGGCGGTGCAATGTGCCATGATGTGCAGCCACCCTGGCCTGAAAGCCCGGAACCAAAATATGAACATGTTAATTTTAAATTAAAATCTGTCAAAAATCAATCAAAACTGTAAAAAATCCTGCACAAATTAAAGCCCTAAACTTTGACAGCCCATAAAATGGATAGTCTTATAAATGGGACTAAACGTATAGGATAATGTAAGTAGCATACTGAAAGAAGGAATTGATATGGCAAAATGTAAGATATGCCCTAACTGCGGTGCAAGCCTGGACTTTGGAGAACGGTGCGACTGTACCGTCCCGATAGAGGAATACAAGGGCCACATTCACAGGCTGGTAGATGAATCAGCCGATAAGCGTTTTATGAAGCAGATATATACGATGCTTAGATTGGATAGTTTGAAAGCCGGGGTTTAACCCCGGCTTTCTGTGTCTTGTAGGTTCTCTTTTAAGTCTTTTGCAAAAGATTTAACAGCTTCTTTGTTTTTCTCCGACAACCCGTCATAAGTCCTCATAGTGGCCACTATGAGTTCAAACAGCGGGTTATCCGTGTCCTTCATCAGCTGCCGGGCATAAGCGGCGATTTCGTCCATCGGTGGGTCGTCCTGCATTTCTCCCTCTCCGGTCTCCAGCCACTCCTTGCGGATATTGTAACGGTTACAAATCAGTTGGATTGTCTGGGGGCTTGGGTTGTTCGTGCCGTTACATAAGGAGTTGACGGCCTGGGGGGAAATGCAGATTTCTCTTGCCAGTGCGGACTTGGTTATTCCCTTCTCCTTTAAGATAAGGTTTATTCTGCTGCTGATGTTCTCCATTTATTGTCTCACCTCCTAACACCATTATTATACACCATCCAGATTAAAAAATCAAATATTTTTTTAAATTTAGTTGAAAAAGTAGTTGACAAATTAAATCTAATTGATTATAATATCAATGTAAGTTAAAACAGATAGAAACACAGAAGAGATACATCAAGGAGGACTAAAATGGCTACAGAGATCAACCCCATCAGAGAGGCAAAAGAAACAATGCTTAGCGACAACAAGGCGTTTAACATCGTCAAGTGGAATGGAGAAGAGATTGAAACCGTGTGCTATGCGACCACAAGAGAGCAGTTCCAGGAGTTTGTCGCCACCTATCCGCATGAGAGCCTTCAAAGAATCAGCTATGACCCAAGAACAAGAGAGTTCATGTTCCTTGTCGCATGACAATCACCCGCCCCGGAGGTTACGAGGGCAAATAAAAATGGTGGAGGAATTAAAAATGGCTAAGAAATACATTGAAGAAAGAGTGCTATATGCGTATACCCTTCAAGCGCTGTGCGTCCAGCGGGATTGGTATAACCGTGGGAACAACGAGGAATACGAGAACCTGTTTTCTAGGCTCTATGAGAATGGATGTTCCGCAAACATCACCACGGAGAAGCTGGCAGAGATCGCCGAGGACATCATAGAGCATACAGAAGAGGAGCACGACATTGAGGATGTAATGTTTGCGATTGCTA